AATAATAATTTTAACTTATAACTAGATAGTATATTTTAAAACAAATAAATAATTATATATTATATATTATATATATAAAATGGAAATAAATATAAATCATCAAAATAATAAAAAAGAAGCTACAACTATTAAAAAAAATGAATATAAAACTAAGTTATATTTAGAAAATAAAAAAAAGTGTATTCAAATGGTAAAAAATTATAAGGTAAAGATTATAAATATACTAAATAATAAAGAATCTGAAATAAATAAACGCGTAGATAAAATTTATGTCATTAACTTATCCGAAGATATTATTAAAAGAAATTATATTATCACGATTATGAAGAAATATGGAATCAATTTTACTCTTGTAATTGTAGATCATCTTTCATATGAAACACTAGTAGAATTGGAAACAAAATTATCTATTTCACTGAATGAACTTGGATGTTGTATAAGTCATCTATGGTGTTTGTATCAAATCATATATAAGAAATATAAAAATGCAATCATTTTTGAAGATGATATTATTTTACATAAAGATTTTGAAAAAAAATTTATTAACATCTATGAAAAAAACCATAATATTGATTTTTTACTTTTAGGAGCTCATGACTATAATTTTTCAAAATTTAATTATAAAAATGTAAAAGATAATATTTACAAACCTACTATTAATAAAAAAAATTTTTACAATAATTTATATGGAGCACACGCGAATTATTATTCACTTAAAGGAGCAAAAAGAATGTTTCATATAAGAACCTCTGAAATTGATTTTTTTGACAAAGAATATATGTTAATGTTTAACTATTTTCCAGATTCTTTTGTATGTTATCCTAATTTAGCATTGGCAAATATTTCAGAAAGTACCTTAGGTCATGAAAGAAGTATATTAAGTTATTCTGAAAAAGACTATTATAATGAATGTTTTATAGATTTAAATTTTAATAATTATAATTTTATTTATGTTAATTTATTAAAAAATATTAATTATATTTATTCTTCTGATGACTATGAAACGTTAACAGAGCGATATTTAAACGAAAGTCTTGGAAAAGAAAAACTTCCTTTTGTTAAAAAAAGATTAGTCATGGATTTTTTTACCATTAATGATATTATGAATATTTTATATTATACTTCTAAAAATACAACTACAGTTTAATAATACCAAATAGTCTTTCCAAAAAATGAATGGGTGAGTAATTTTTATTGATTGAATTATTTTCATATAAATTATTTAATAAATATGCTTTGTAGTTATTTGTTTTAATAAAATCCAAAACTTTTGAAAATACTACATTTGTTGTATAAAATATAGTTCCTGCAACAAAAAAATAATCTTTATTAATTTTTGTTATATTTACATTTAATAAATCTTTATTAAAAATATCTTGATTCATATCTTTATAATAACTTCCAATACAGTTAGATTTTATATTGACTTTTGTTATTAATTTACTTAACGGACAAGATAATAAATAATTTGTGAGTTCTTCATATGATTCTTTACTTTTTGTATGTAATTTTATGATATGTTTAAATTTATGTGTTTTAAAAATGTCATCATACATTAATATGGTAGGAGTGATATCAGTTCCATACTCTTTACAAAAATAGATGGCATAAAAGTCAAAATGATCTTTAATTATTTTTTTTATATTTGAAAATTGATCCAATTTTTTAACATTCGTATTAAAACAGAATGAAATATTTATATCCTTCTGAATTTTTTTATATTGAATAAGTTTATTGATTAAATCCAAACCTCTTTCAAGATTACCTATGTAAACTAATAGTAACAAGTCATAATTATCATTTAAATAATCATATTTTTTATCAAGAGATATATTAACAAAATAATCAAAACTTACATTATAAATATAATTATTTACAAAATTTTGAATTGGTAAAATTGATTTATTATAATAGATATATATATTGTTTAAATAACTGTGAAAAGATACATTTGGAAAAAAATTGGTTATTTGTTTTGGATGGTAGATATAGCCATGTAATCCTATGGTATTGAAATGTTTTAATGCGATTAATTTATTTATAAATTCAATATTATTTAATTTACAAAAAAAAACAAGATCAATGTCAAAAGCATTTGGTTTTTGTTTTGTTTCATTAAATAATTCAGGAAGTTTTAAAAATTTTAAATAATATTTAATATCGCTTGCAGGTGTATATGAATAATAATTAAATTTTTTCAAAATATAACTCCTCCATTTATTATTACAGTTCCAAATTTTATGACATCCAAAACTATCTGGATTAAATATTGATTCGGATGAAAAATTATATGCAGTATCCCATTCAGATACATCACCAATACTGAATTGCTGTAAATTTTTTGAAAAGTAAACATCTTCCGGAGGAGTAACCAATTTATTAAGTTTCATATATTCTTTTGTAGAAGAACCTAATTCAAGTTGATTAATCGGACATTTACTAATAACTTCAATCATTTTTGATTTTGTTCTTAAACTCAATCCACCATTACCAACACAATTAGGAGTATCATTAGATGTTTTGAAGAAAGGAGCACCAATAAAGTCATAATTCATGAAATCTTGAATATTGTCTTTAAAAATTAACGAATCTTCTTGATAGATTAAAATTTTCTCACCGTGTATTAAATTCCAAAATTCTTTGGTCATTAAAAAATCTGAATATTCTTGTTGAGTCATATTAATGTGATTTAATTTAATAACTGTAATGTTTTCAGAAATTTTTTGAGAAATATTTTTACATAAATTGTAATTTAATTCGCCACATATTATAGTATAACTCCATTTTGAACCTAGTTTATGTATTGCGTTTCTTATTATAAATTCAATATGTGGTAATATTCTAAATTCAATTAGTACAGCTTCATACAAACTTTTTTTTTTAATTGTAAAACTTAATGGTATATGTTTCATAAAATAGTTTAATTTAAAACATAATCTTCTATAATTATTTATATTTGTATTTTCATAGCTTGTTAAATTATTTTCTTTTAAAAATTCTTTCAAAAAAAATATTTCAATTTGATTTGAATTTTTAGACATTTATTTATCTTAATAAATTAAATTATTTTAATTTATTAAACTTTTTCTTTTTACAATTTTTTATTTATTTTATTTATTTATATTCCATTCCGGAAAATATTTATCCAGATCTTCTTTTGTAATTCTACGTTTTTCTCTTATTTTATATAATTTTTCTAGATTTTTATCATATTTATCAGTAGGTCTTTTAGAGTATTTTGCTTTTTGTCTATATTCATTATTTAATTTAATTGTATTTAATGGAGATACATAATAATAAGCAAGAGATTTACGATAAACATCATTCGGACATACTATTTTATCTGGTACACCATGCCACGATACATCATTTGTTTTAAATATAATAGCCCGATTAAATTTAACATCTGTTTTCAAAATACATTCAGTTATGTCTTCATTCCATAACTCATTCGCTCCATTCCATTCACTTTTCCATTCTTTTGATAAGAATAAAATAATATTGATTCTTCTTTCTTTACCTGAATAGGGGTGTTTTTCATAGTCAAGATGTATATTCAATCTTCCATTGGTAGAATGGCTATGTAATCCTGCACCATGTAAATATTCATCATATTCTAATTCATTAATATTAGTTAATTTTTGAATTTTATCAATAAACATTTTGGTTGATAAAATATAAAAATAATTTTTTAGTTCTTCTGGTAAAATATTTATTTCATCAAACGCATATTTAACTTCAATCGGATTTTCATATTTATACCATTCTTCGTAATTATTCGGAAATAATTCACTTAATTTTTCTGCATATTCATCACTTAAAAAATTATCTATCACAATATTTTCAAATGGTTTTGCGTTTATAAATTCTGATTTTAAGTTCTCAACATTATTTATCCAGTCGCCAAAAAAATGATTATTATTGGATCTATTGATTTTTTCTAAATGTATTTGATCTATTTTAATATTTTTACTAATATTCGCAATATCTTCGTACAACATTAACTTATGTATTATTAAAATATTAAATCAATAAAATATTTATAAAAATACATTATTTTAACCATGAAGCAGTGTATTGATGTTTTACAAATGTATTTTTTGTATGCGGAACAGTTCCTCCACTTCCACAACAAAAAAAATCCGTAGGAAATATCGCAATTGTACTTTTAAATAAATTGTTTTCTTTTATAAATTTATTTACCATCTTAGTAAAAAATAAAGGGCCTGTTCCATTAATCACTTGAAAATGGTATTGTGGGGTATTTTTATTTAATTTTAAATTTTTCAAATTATCTAGACTTTTTTTATAACAATGTAAAAATAAAGATTGATTTGGTTTGGATCCTATAAACCATTGACATATTCCTATGTTATTATCTAGCCATTTATGTTTTTCAGAATCATTATTTACCACATTTGAATTCCATATTTTATCAAATTCGTGTCCTACAATTATATTTGTTTTCTCAGTAATATATTTATGACCTAAACAATTATATGCAATTATATCATTATGTTTATTAACCATTTTACAATTATTACATGGATTATCATAAAAATTACATGTTGAATTGATTATTTGTTTATTTTTTGGATATATATATAAATTATTATTATGATCACCATGAAATTGTATATGATTTAGTTGATTAATATGTTTAATTGGTTCACAGTCCATATCAAAATAATATCCACCACGTAAATACATTATTAAATATCTAAAAATATCTGCTAATGTAGCACCAATTGTAATACTTTTAATAAAATCTAAATTTTTTTTATCAAATATTTCAATAATTTTATAAATATCTTGATTATCATAAATGGTAATTGTATAGTCAACATACATATTTTTTATTTTATTTAAACATTGAATCCATACAGGGTTTGCTATATGTGTCTTATCTTTACATGTTAAATGTATTAATTTTGGTATATTATTTTTGTCACAATTTAAAATATTGATACCTTTATTAAAGTTATTTATTTTTTCCGTTTGTTTTTTATAAATTGTATTTTTAACATATTTTAAACTCTTTTCATAGGTATAATTTTTATCTGTAACTATTTTTTTATCAAAATGATTTTTAGCTAATTCTTCAAGTCTTTTCATTATATATTAAATTTATATAATAATAATTTAATATAATTAATTATATAAAATGTGTGGAATAGTTGGTTGTATTTCAAATGAAGCTACGGAAGAAATATTGTACAATGGAATTGAACAGTTAAAAAATAGGGGTTATGACTCCGTAGGAATTTGTAGTATTCAAAATAAAGAATTTATATTAGATAAATATGCATCTTGTTTAAACATTGATGCATATGTAAAATTACAAGAAAAATTATATAAACATCGCGATTCTACTATTGGAATAGCACATACACGTTGGGCTACTCATGGTGCAAAAACAGATGAAAATTCGCATCCACATGTAAGTATGTGTGGAAAATTTACACTTGTTCATAATGGAATTATTGAAAATTACAAAATATTAAAGGATCAACTAGTTTCTAATGGATATACTTTCAAGTCACATACTGATACTGAAGTAATTGTAAATTTATTATCTTTTTTATATACGAAAAATAATAATATAAACGACTGTATTAAAAATGTTATTCAACAGTTGGAAGGAACATGGGGACTAGCAATAATATGTATTGATGAACCTAACACTCTTTACTGTACTAGACATGGGAGCCCATTATTAGTTGGTTATGATGATCATTGTGCTATAGTTGTTTCTGAAAAAAGTGGTTTTTGTAATAAAATCCAAAACTATTTTGTATTAAATAACTATGATATTTGTAAAATAATGAAAACTGAAAAAAAAATAGAAATTAATACACATAAAGAATATAATATATTAAAGTTAATAAATACAAATAACGAATTGACACCTTATCCCTATCCACATTGGACAATAAAAGAAATTAATGAACAAGTAGAATCGTCATTAAGAGCAATTAGTATGGGAGGGCGACTATTAAACTCAAATCACGTGAAATTAGGAGGATTGGAACAACATAAAGATGAATTAAAATCTATTAATCATCTTATCTTGTTAGGTTGTGGAACTTCTTATTTCGCAGGAATGCATGGTTTGTATTTTATAAAAGAATTATGTAATTTTCATACTGTTCAACTATTTGATGGTGCGGAATTTAATGAAAACGATATTCCAAAAAATGGTAAAACCGCATTGTTACTAATATCTCAATCAGGGGAAACCAAAGATTTACATAGATGTATTGAAATCGGTAAATCTAATAATTTACTTTTGATCGGTTTAGTCAATGTAGTAGACTCCTTAATTGCGAGAGAAGTACATTGTGGGTGTTATTTGAATGCAGGTAGAGAAGTAGGAGTAGCATCTACAAAAGCATATTCATCCCAAGTTATTTTATTAGCAATGATTGCAGTATGGTTTTCACAAGAAAAAGAAATAAATGAAAATAAAAGAATAAATTATATCAATGATATTAGACAGTTACATTTGGACATTAAAAAAACATTAGAAATGAATGAAGAAAAATTAGATTTCATTGTTGAAAACATTTTTCAAAATAATGTAAATAATTGTTTTTTATTAGGAAAAGGAAAATCAGAATCAGTAGCTAGAGAAGGGTCATTAAAAATAAAAGAAATATCTTATATTCATAGTGAAGGATATTCTACAAGTAGTTTAAAACATGGCCCTTTTGCATTATTAGATGATCAATTTCCCGTAATCATAATAGCCCCAAATGACACGAATTATAGTAAAGGAGAAAATGCTTATGAAGAGATAAAGTCTAGGCATTCTCCAATTATTTTTATTACCAATAAAAAAAAAGGACAAAAAGATAAGACAAACGTATTATACGTAGAAGAAAATAATAAAACATTCGCGGATTTATTATGTGTGATTCCATTACAATTATTGGCTTATAAATTGTCTATAAAAAGAGGAATTAATCCAGATATGCCAAAAAATTTAGCCAAAGTAGTTACGGTGGAATAATAATTATCTATAATTATTTATATGAATAATTGTATTTTACACGAAGAGAAAGTTCCTGATGAAAGTGAAAATACACAAGAAAAAGAAGATCTAGATTACGAAGAGAAAGTTCCTGATGAAAGTGAAAATACAGAAGAAAAAGAAGATCTAGATTACGAAGAGAAAGTTCCTGATGAAAGTGAAAATACACAAGAAAAAGAAGATCTAGATTATGAAGAGAAAGTTCCTGATGAAAGTGAAAATACAGAAGAAAAAGAAGATCTAGATTACGAAGAGAAAGTTCCTGATGAAAGTGAAAATACACAAGAAAAAAAATTAGATGATTTTGTATTTGTATTTTGTGGAGGTAAATGTGGTACTAGTACATTGTTTCAAACTTTTAAAAATAATGGTTATGATACTTTAGTCACACATGGATTAGAATATTATAATAATCATTTGCGTAGTGAGAATTCACGATCAATTACTGAGATACTTGAAGATACATCTAATGAATACAAAAATGTTTATTTTTTTGATTCTTATAGAACACCAATTGAAAGAAAAATATCATCTTTCTTTCAAAATATTCATTTAACGTTTCCAAATTATAATGAATTATCAACAGATTATCTTATTAATTATTTTGATAAAAATTTGTTAAAAGATATTGAAGAGGTTCATCCGATTGATGAAATGTTAACATATTACAATGTTCCTTTATTTAAAACATTTGATTTTAGTAAAGGTTATAATATTATTACTCAGAAATGTTCTAATGGAACAAATAAAATATTTGTAAAATTATTATTTAAGGATATACACATATGGGATAAAATATTAACAGAAATAATGGGAAAACAAATTATTTTATATAATGAAAATCTTTCAAAAAACAAAAACTATTATAAACTATATAATGAATTCAAAAAAAAATATAAAGTTCCAAAATGGTATATTGATAACTATTTAATAAATGATATTAATTTTAAAATATATAATAATAAAAAAGATCAAGATGAATATATTAAAAAACACTCTAGTAATTGTTAATAATATTTATGTTATTAATATGAAAAAAGATAATGAACGTTTACACAAATTTCAAAATCAAATAGGTGATAAATTTAAATATGAAATTGTAGAAGGTGTTGATTGTAATTCATTGAAATATAATGATCAGTTTGAGTTGTGGAAAGATAAAAATCCAATGTGTCAAGATATTACTTTTGACCATTTTGATTGGCAATTATATTTGAATTATTATCCTGATTTAAAAAAAAATATATTTGATAAAAACAAAGCTTGGAAACACTGGATCAATCATGGGATAAAAGAGTTACGTTCATGCGTTGAAAATAGAATCATAAATAAAGGACAGTGGGGGTGTTTAGAGTCACATATTAATGTTTTAAAAGATGCTTTAAAAAAAAACTATGAATCTATTTTCATTTTAGAAGACGATGTTTTATTACATAAAGATTTTGAAAGCCAAATTGAGAGAATAAGTGACATACAAGAAACAAAACCTGAATGGAATATTATTTATTTGGGTGCTAGTCAACATGATTGGAAAGATATAGAATTTCAAAAAGATTTTTATTATGCAAAGTGTACTACAGGAACCTTTTCTTACATCGTTCGTAATTCATTTTATCAAGTATTATTGAATGAATTTGAAAAAAGATTGAAACCAGTAGATAATTATTTAGTAGATATTCAGGAAAAATATTATAAAACGATATTTGTATTGTTTCCAAATATTATGATTTGTAATTTAGAAGAAAGTAATATAGGAAATAAACGTGATCAAGATGTATGGTCTAAAAAATTTAACTGGAAACTTGAAAATTATAATCTTTAATTAATACAGTAATTAATAACAACTATCATATATTTAATTTATAAATGTATTATAAAATGACTATTACTGGAAACAAAATTTTAATTATTGGAGGGACAGGATCTTTAGGAACAAATTTAACAAAAAGATACTTAAACGATAATGAAATTTATTTGTATTCGCGTGATGAATGTAAACATTGGTCTATGCAAATAGACTTTAATCATAACCCAAAACTACATTTTATTATTGGAAATATTTCAGATAAAGAAAAAATTAAACAGACTATTGTCCGACATAATTTTGATATCATTATTATGGCGGCTGCTTTAAAACATATAGATAAATGTGAATACGAAACAAATGAGTGTTTAAATACAAACTTATTTGGCACCAAAAATGTGTTGGATGAAATAGAGAATAATTTGAAATTACTAACTAATTTGAAGAAAGTATGTTTTATAAGTACAGACAAAGCATGTAGCCCTGTAAATATTTACGGAATGACTAAAGCAGCGTCTGAATGTTTAATGATAGAAAAAGCAAAATATATTCCCTCTATTAAGTTTGTATGTGTAAGATATGGGAATGTATTAAATTCAAGAGGTAGTATTATTCCTATGTTACATAAAATCGGAGAAAATAAAGATATTCCATCTTTCAAAATAACTGATCGTAGAATGACACGATTTGTAATGACATTAGACCAAAGTGTTGATTTAGTAGAACATGCATTAATACACGGGGAAAGTGGTGATGTAGTAATACCAAAATTAATCTCATGTACAGTTATTGATTTGATTGAAATATTTTCTGAATTGTATAATAAACCAATTGTAGATGATAAATTAAGACCTGGAGAGAAAATGCTTGAATCACTTATTAATGATACACAATCAATGAGACTTCAATTTGGTCCTGATGGATATATGTATATTAAACCACCATTTAAAAATTTTACAAGTGAAAATGAAATAAGAGACTATAATAGTACTATTAATCCTTTAAATAAAGAAGAACTTAAAGCGTATTTAAGTAGTTTAAATCTTATATAAACAATCATTTTTTATTGTTATAAACCTCTTTACATTTTTCTGGATCAGCACGTAATAGTCTTAGCATTTCTTTTTCATTATTAATAACATCATTTGGTCTATTTACAAAAAATGCTTTTTCTCTATTATTTTCCATTCCATCTGTGTGTTTTTCACTTAAATAAGATAAAGTTAAGAAAATCCTTTTTTCATTTTTTTTAATAATTACTTTATCTGGATTACCATGCCATGCATTAATTGTATTTGTAAATAATATCATTTTATTAAAAATAGGTAAAATTTTAGCGTGACAACTTGTGATTTTAGCATTATTATTTAAAACACTATCACCATCCCATATTTCTAAATGACCACTATTTTCTTCTTTCCAGTCATAACTTAGATAAATACCTAATGTCAAATGTTTTTTTTGTTTTGTGATTGGATGATTTCCTGCATCACTATGAATATCCAAATAGTCTCCATTTTCATATGTATGAATACCCCACCAATTTTTATTTGGATCATTATATAATTTTTCTCCAACAATTTCTGATAAAATATCAACTACTTCTTGTGAAGTTAATAAATTAAATAATTTTTGACAATTTTCTGGTATATTGTTTTTATCACGTAATGTAAATTTTTGTTCGAATGGATTATTATATCTATCCCAATTTTCTTTTGGAATATTTATTATTTCTTTTTGACATTTTTCTGCAAAAGAATAAGGTAGTATATTTTCAATATAACAATTTGGATAAGGTTTTGACTTATTATATATTTCACTGTTTATACTTCTAAGTTTATTTATAAAATGTTTACTATCAGTAATAATCATTTTATATAAAGTAATAATTTTTTATTTTAAAAATTTTTTTAACTCTTTAATAATTAATTTAGACGTTTCACCAATTCCTAACCATTCTGTATTTATTACTAAGGATCCATTTGAAATATTTTCTAAATAATCATATGAATTATCTTTATTATTTAAATCATTAACATTTAACATAAAACTACAATTAAATTCTACAGATTGTGGTCTTTCAGTAAAATCTCTAGGGACTATAACTGCGGTATTACATAATGCAGGTTCTTCTTGCCCAGTTCCACTATCCGAAATTATAAATTTACTATGGTAAACAGTGTTTAAATATTTTTTATACGGTAATAAATCAATAAGTTCAATACATCCTAAATCTATATTGTATTCTTCTAAGAATTTACATGTTCCGTAAAATCGCAACATTTTAACAGGTAGATTATATTTGATAGAACATTCATTTGCATATTTTATAATATTTTCCATACGTGTTTTGTATTTAAAATTTTCAGGACGATGAATATCTACAAGTATAATGTCATTACGTTTAAATTCATCACAAATAAATGGTTTACAAACTTCTACAATGGTGTTTCCAACTACATGGACATTATCTTTAATATTTTCGTTTTCTAAATATTTTTTATATTCATTATGGTAAACAAATAATATGTGGCTACAATGATCACAAGTAGTTCTATTAACTTCCTCAAGCATTCTTTTATCAAACGATCTCATACCAGCTTCAATATGACCTATAATAAATCCTTCTTTTCTTAATGGTAATGCAGCACAAACAGTGTTTGAATCACCTAAAAATATAATGATATCAGGTTTTAAATTTTCATTTTTTATTAACTCTAATATAGAAACCGATAAATAGCTTAATTGATGATAATGTGTGCTACCATTTTTTCCTGTTTCTAAAGTATAATCAGGTTTTCTTATTTCCAATTCATCAAAAAAAACATCTGATAACAATTTATCATAATGTTGTCCCGTGTGGACTAAAATATGATTAAAATCTTTATCAAGCTCTTTAAAAATTGAACTCATGCGGATAAAGTCCGGTCTAATTCCACTAACGGTCATAACAGTTTTTTTCATTATAATATTTATAGTATATTTATTTTTTTAACTATTTCTTCAATAGAAATAAATTTATATTATAATTTTTTATTTCTTCTATTTGGATATATAATTCTGGTATCTCAAACATAGCTTCATAATTACTAGTAATAGTTTTATCTACTTTGTCTTCTGTTTTAAACTCATTCACATGTATGTCTAAATTATATACTTGAATAATATTTTTAACCAGTTGATACTTATTTAAACTAGAAGGACTAAATATATGTCTTACACCTTCCCAGTACAAACCCCGTTCAATGATTTCACTAATAATTTTAGATAATTGTAAACAAGTTACTCCATTCCAATAATGATTTATGTATCCATTTATAGATCTACCTGCATTTGATTTTACCCATTCTAAAAGTGAACGTTTATTTTCTATTTCTTCTCCGATAATAGATGTGCGAATAATAGTTGCTTTACATAACTCGCCTAATGATTTTGACATACCATAGTCATTAGTTTCATCGTGAATAGAATCTTCACTGTATTTTCCATCTTTACCTGAAAATACACAATCAGTTGTTATATGTATCATTTTAGCGCCAACTTTATCACAAATTTGACTTAAAATAACTGGAAATAATGAATTAATTGTAAAATACAATCGTGTATTAAGCCCTCTTTGGTTAGATGCTTGTGGAATTACACCTGCACAATTAATTACAATATCGTTTTTTTGAATATTTTTATCTTCAAATAGTAGAGTTGTTAACGTATTAATAGACAGTTGACTTAAATCATATTCTTTTCTTGTCAAAGGTATAATTTCATATTCTTTATGAGAAAGATATGATTTTACATAATTTCCCAACATTCCATTAGAACCAAATATTAATATTTTCGTCATTATTTTATAGTAACATTATAAATATTATAAATTATTTCAACGAAGTAAGTAAAAAAATAAACTTATATTATATAATGGAAATTGTTGCTGATGAAAGTTTAAGTAATGTTTGTAATATTTTTACAAAATTAATAAGTAGTCCTGATCCTGTTTGGATATCTAGAATTGGTGGAAGTGACTATAATTGTTATAAATTAATTTTTGAAAATTTTGAAAATTATAAAGAAAAATCTTTTATAGAATTAAATGAAGATCAAAATTTTAACTTTAATCTCAAAATAATAAGTATGTATAATGGTTATTTTGACTTTGATAATAAGTTGGATAATAAGTTGGATAATATTTATAAATCATCACAAATATACATAGAATCAGTTTTAAATTCAGATTTTGCAACTTTAGGAGGTCCTACTTATTGGGAAATTAAAAAAAACGATTTTATTTATTCAAAATTTGTCAAGGAATATACAAAAGATAAAAATATTCAATGTTCTTCGTATACCATAATAGAATCTGTAAGTCCTTTTTTAAATTCTTTTAAAATATGGGGAAATAATAAAAAAATATTAATAGTTAGTCCATTTGAAGAGACAATAAAATATCAAACACAACCAGATAGAATTAATAAACTTTTAAATAATTACGAATTTCCTAATTGTGAATTTTTGACTTATAAAACACCAATTACATATAATGAATATAATAAATCTAATAGTAATTATTTTGTTAATGTTACAAAAGATTATAATAATTGGATTGAGTTATCAAATAAAATGGTAGATGATATATCAAAAATAGATTTTGATATTGCTTTTATTTCTGCTGGTGGTTATACAATGCATTTAGGTAATGAAATAAAAAAAATGGGAAAAAAATCCATATATATTGGAGGTGTGTTAAATGTTTTTTTTAATATTTATGGCAGAAGATATGATAATGATTTTTATAATAGTTTTCAAAACTTAGACTATAGAGTAAAATGTATCGACGATTTTGATGACATGTTTAAAATAGAAGAAAAATGTTTCAAAAGTGAGGCTCTTAATGCCTATTTTTAGAGTCTTAATTATTATTTTTATATTATATTATTTTTGTATAATATAAAATGATAATTTCATTAGGGTATCATTGTAACATTAATCTTGTATTAGTTTAATTCTACTAATAGGAATTTCATCTTTTGAAACTGTTTTATCATGAATATCAGCTATTGGTGTCAAGCCATTTTTTTTACAAAATTCACAAAGCAAATCAAAATTATTATTAAATTTGTATTTTGAATCAATTTTTAATTGACTGGGTTTTTCATGAAAAAGATGAATAGAAAAAGGATATTTTTTTTCAAATCTAGTTATTTTAAAATTAAATTTATTTAATATTAGCCTTTTTACAAATTCATCATCATCTCCTCCAATTCCATTTTTAAATATTTCGTTAAATCCTCCATTCATTTTTTCAACTAAATCTTTTTTATGAATCGCTGCTAAATAATGATAAGCTACAAAATGTCCTTTATAATGGTTTAACCAACCACCTACATCATCACGAAGTACACTATTACCACCTATTAAAAAAAATTCATCTTTTAACAAAAGATCACTATTACATGAAGTATATTTATACCTTTCATGTATAGGTGTAAGATCATATATTTCTTGACCTTTTTTTTGTATGTTGTTAATAATTTCATATATTTCTTCATAATTATTATTTTGTTTTTCAAGAATTTCATTAAAATTATATCCAGTAGACCCATAACAATTAAAAGTCATCCAGTCATTTATTTCTAAATTTTTAACTATAAAATCAATACAATCACCTACATGCATTACTTCTGGATTTTGGATTATTATTATTTCTCCAGTAGCTTGAGCAATACCAATATTATAAGGAACACATGGATTTACCCATGTTTTTTCATCTTCTTCAATTGTAATAACTTTTATTTCTAGTTCACTTTTTATATTTTCAATAAAAGTTACCACACGTTCTGATTCTTCAGAATTATCATCTACAATTATTATTTCAATATTTTTATAAGATGATTTTTTAATACTTTCTAAAGTTTGAATTAGTTGTTTTTTTTTATTAAAATATGCCATTACAATAGACACTTTTTTTGTGTTTGAATATTTATTTATAAATGAATCTAGATAACATTTTTTGTCTACTAACAAATTTTCATTTAATCTTTTTTCTAATCCAATAGCATATTCTTTACTTTTAGTAGCTCCATTAAACCAATGTATTCCAACATTATTTGGAGGTAAATTATTATCATATTTTTCTAAAAATTCATCTAATTCATTCCAAGCCCAAGGCAAGTAGTATTCATAATCACAAATTTTAATATTTTTATCAACAGCGTATATATCATTATCATTTTTAAATAAAGACCCCCACATTACAGCACCTATACTTTGATATTCATTTGGATCGTAAATATTTTTGCATTTACTACAAATATAATTAAATAATTTTGAATTAGGTTTTGATAAAAAAAATCCAATAGGAAAGTATGCATAACCTTCATTTATATTTTTATTTTTAGGATCACCATAAGAAATACATTTAAAAATAATATTTGTTTCGTTAAAATTCATTTTTCTTTCAATACTACTTGTATAAATAATATCAAAATCACTCCATAATCCACCATGTTTATATAAACAATAATATCTTAAATAATCACTTTTAATAACCTCAGATGCAGAATTATAAAAACCAATTTCATCTAAATTTATTTTTTTAATTGTTAAATTATTAATACTATATAACTTTGTAAAATAACATTTTTGATCATATTTTAATTTTTGTTCATGTGTAACCCATGAAATTGTCTCTGTTTTAATTTCTGGTATAAATACAATTATTTTCCAGCCTGGATTATAAGTATTAAAAGAAATTACAGTTAGGTAATTTAAATATGATAACGGTGAACCATCCCAATATAAAAATAGTAACTTAGGATATTCAAAATTATTATTTAAATGTATTTTTGTTTTATTTTCATATAGCTGCTTATTACGTATAAATTTAACATCACTTTCCGTAATATTTGATTTATAATGATATTGATGAATAACAAAACATTTTTTAGGTTCTATAATGTGAATATTTAATTTTAAGTTGTATTTAATACTAAGTAAAAAATCATCATCATCATAACAATAACCGTTTGAAAATTCTTTATCAAATCCATCAATTAAATCTAATTTTGATTTAAAAATAGCAGATGTAAAATGATAACAAGTATTATAATTGTTGTAGGTTGGATGATTATACCAACATGTATATATTCCACTGTCATTCATATTTTTTTGTAAAAAAGTATTATCATTTATTAAATTAAAAATATTATCCGACTTTAACATTTTATTTGTAATTTCAAGTGTATTTGCTGTAAAACAACTAAAAGTAAAATAGTCTTGTTCTTTTAAATTATTAATAGTATATGAAATAATATCACCTACATGATAACATTCAGGATTTTGAATTATTACTATTTCTCCTTTTGTTTCAGCGAAACCACGATTATAAGTTACACAAGGATTTACTCTGTCACCCTTTTCTTCTTCGCTTATAACGATTAAATTGATAGGAAAAGTAAATTGTTTTATGTCTTCTTCAAGTTTATTTTCATCATTGCTATTATCATCAACAATAATAACTTCAAAACTATATTTTCCTGCATACATTCTTTCAAAACCTTTTAATGTTTCCAACGTTTGTGGTTTTCTATTATAATAACCCATTACAATTGAAATTTTATATTTCCAATTATCTACCATATATTTTGATGGATTGGACAAATTCATTTGTATATCTTCTACAGAAGAAAAAGATTTAATAGAATTTACAGTATATTTTCTAATAATATCATTTTTCATATTCATAATAGCTTCTCTATTTTGTTCCATTAAAGATTCTTCGTGTCTAATATATTTCATAGTTGGTATATGTGTATAGTTACATGATTCCAAATTTAGTTTAAAGGTTCTCAATAAATACTCATAATCTTCACACCCTGGAATACTTTCATCATAAAATCCAATTTCTTCAATAGCTTCTTTTGTCCACATAAAACTAGCACAACCTACAAAATGATTTAATAAGTCATCAAAATCTTTATATTGTTTTTTATTTGTATTTATTTTCAAATTTAATTCTTGAATATTGTATGCACCATATTTAAAAAACGTGTTTTCATCAGATAGTTCTTTTAAAAAATTTGGATAGTATTGATTATCATCGGATATCCATGTAAAATGTGTAAAATTTGTTTTTGAATTAAAAAGATATTCTATTCCTTTATTTAGTGTTTTTGCGATGTGACAATTAACCTTATTTTCTTGAAATATAATTTTATCAGATTCATATTTTTTTTTAATTTCTCTAAATTTATTTTTGTGGTTTTCACTAGATCCGTCATCAATAATTAAAAAAACCCAATTATTATGACTTTGTATATTAATCATTTTAATACTTTTTTCAATATATTCGCTGCGATTATAAGTTGGCATAACAATTAAAATTTTGGGTTGCTCTTCTTCAATTATTTCATCTGTACATTCATAAATTATTTCTTTGATTTGTGATTGTTTAACAAAATCTATATCTTGGTTTAATTTATTTATTTCATCGTTCTTTTCTTGGATTAATTTATTTATTTCATCGTTCTTTTCTTGGATTTGTGACTGTTTAACAAAGTCTATATCTTGGATTAATTTATTTATTTCATCATTCTTTTCTTGGATTAATTTATTTATTTCATCGTTCTTTTCTTGGTTTAATTTATTTATTTCATCGTTCTTTTCTTGGTTTAATTTATTTATTTCATCATTCTTTTCTTGGATTTGTGACTCTTTAACAAAATCTATATCTTGGTTTAATTTATTTATTTCATCGTTCTTTTCTTGGATTAATTTATTTATTTCATCATTCTTTTCTTGGTTTAATTTATTTATTTCATCATTCTTTTCTTGGTTTAATTTATTTATTTCATCATTCTTTTCTTGAATTTGTGAGTGTTTAACAAAATCTATATCTCGGATTAATTTATTTATTTCATCATTCTTTTCTTGGATTTGTAATTGTTTAACAAAATCTATATCTTGGATTAATTTATTTAATTCATTGTTTAAATGTAACTTTTCTTTTAAAAGAAAATTTTTAAACTCATCATAAAAATTTAAATAATTATCTTTTGAATCTTTTATTGAATGAACATTTCTTGACTCTATAGATTTTAATATTTTATTTTGTAAGCTTTCTAACATTTTTTTTTTATTTTCTATTATTTTTATTAAATTTAAATAGTATTCTGAAATATTTTTTAATCTTATTTTATTTGCTTCTTTGATTTCTTGATTAATATTATTTTGATTTTGAATATTTATAAGAGTATTTATTTTTTCTATAATATCTTCTTGGTTTCTATTAATTATTTGTGTCTGATTTTTAATAAAGTTTTCATGTAGTCTTTGATTTTTTTTAACTATTCTTATTCTATTATTAATATCATTATTTGTTTCAATGTTTTTTGGAATTGAATTTGGATTTTGATTTGAAATTGGATTAGTAGAAAGATTTTTGTTCAAGTTAAATTCATTTATTTGCTTATTATATTTTTGTATATTTTTTTTAGCATCTTTATATTTGTTCATATCAATTACATGATTCGGTGAGTCTTGTTTTAATTTGTCTTGGGTAACTATAAATTTACGCAATTCATTACGTTTTTTAATGATATCTTCCATATATTTAATACTATAATTTAAATTCTATAATTTAAATTCTATAATTTAAATTCTATAATTTAAATTCTATAATTGTTACTAAAAATAACCTAGTTACCAAAATTTCCAATCTTATCTTTAAATATTGTTTCAGTTATTATATAATTTATATGTTTTATGTTAAAATTATGACAAGAAATTAGTTTGGAAAAAAATAAATAATCACCAAATCTTTTGTCTCCCCATTCTGCTTTAATGTTACTACTATGAAAACAAAAACTAGATGTATCTATTTGCCCTAAATTAATTTTACGAATATTTTTCGGAAATATTAGTTTATCTGGTCTGAAAAAATTCCATATAATCATATCATTATTGTCACTAATATTCGTATTAATAATATTAAATACGTTTTCATGAGTTAATTTATCATCGTCATCTAAAAACATAATCCACCCTTCTTTTACTTGTTTCATTAAAAAGTTACAATACAGATTAAATTTATATTTTTCAGAACTATCTATTTGAATAGGATGAAATTCTATTTTTTGATTATTTTTATACTTTTTTAAATAATCCAAACTTTCTACTTTATCGTAACATATAATGACATGATAATTTGAATATTTTTGTTCTAATATACTTTTAATACAAGTATCAAAATACAAAGGACGATTAGAGGTTCTAATTAAAATGTTTATCATATTTTCATTATTTTCGTTTGTAATGACATAATTGTTTTTTTCATACAATATTTGTTTTTCCTGTTTTTTTATATTTATAGTTAAATTGTTTATATTTGGCATCCTATTTTCTTTTTTTCCATGATTTAAATAATGATTATAACCTTTAAAAGGATAACCGTTTAATGATATTTTCAAGTCATTATAATAATTTAAGTAAAATTCTGCATCAAAATCGTCTATCAAAAATTTTTTATTAGAAATAAAACCTTTATTTTTTCCAATATTTAGATAATGATCATATGCTTTAGAAGGATTATCAACAAATTTATCTTTTAAATGAGGATAAAAACTTAAGTAAAACTCTGAATCAAAATCATCTATCATTTATACATAATAAGACATTAATTATTTTATATAATGATTTATATGAAAGATAATTTAATTATTATTATGGCAGGAGGTTTAGGTAAAAGAATGAATTCAAATATACCAAAAGTATTACATAATATATGTGGAAAACCTATGTTAGTTCATGTTATTCATCAGGCTAAATTATTATCTCCTAAAAAAATATTAATTGTCGTTGGAAAATATAAAGATTTAATAGAAAAAACATTATTTCAACATATTTCCTTTGATAAAATAGAATTTATCTTACAACCTGAAGCACTAGGTACTGGAAATGCAATACAATGTTGTCGTGATGAATTATTAAAGTATAATGATACAAATGTCATTATTTTATCTGGAGATACTCCTTTGTTACAGTCAACTACGGTCAATAATATGTTAATTGATTTCAATGTCGCAAAAATTGTAACAACAAATATGTTACTGCCAACTGGTTATGGACGTATTGTAGAACAAAATGGTGTATTTGACAAAATTGTTGAAGAAAAAGATTGTTCTATAGAACAAAAAATAATTAAAAAAGTTAATTGTGGTGTCTATGTCTTCAATTCAAATATACTATGTAAATATTTACCTCTATTAACCAATCAAAATGCACAAAATGAATATTATTTAACAGATATTATTGAATTAATTAAGGATGGAGAGAATATTCATATTGATCTGTATGATATTCCAGAAGAAAAACAAATAGAAATCATGGGTGTAAATACAATTGAACAATTGACCGAATTAGAAAAAATAGTCTCTAATCATGTGTAAAATAGTGTGCCATTTGAAGTCCTTTGCGTTTGAATTGACATTTTGTATAAAATTCCTCATTATGTTCTCCACAATCTAATATTATTTTATAACAGTTTTTATTTTTTGCTATTTCAGTAACTTTTTGAACTAATGTTTTTCCAAGATTTGCTCCTCTATATTTTGGATCAACTACTACATCTTCAATATGTGCGACTTTTCCCATATCATGTATAATTTTTTCTTCTATAAGTAGTGTAATTGTTCCTGCGACTACTTTATTGATGGTATCTTCCAAAACGTAAATCAAATGTGAATCATTTAGTTTCTCTACAAACGTAGTGAATGTATGTATATCAATTTTTTCTGGATTTACGGTGGTCAAATTTTGCAATAATGGTATATAATTTTTATAAAAATCGTTTTTTTCTATTTTTCTGAAAATCATTTTTTCTAAGAGTGTCATTATTACGTATAATAAAACTATTTTTATAAGTCATTTTACAAAAATTATTTATATTTTTATAAGATTTCATTTTATAAGATTTCATAATATTTTTTGGCTTCTTCAGTTTCTAAATGGACTTGAGGAGGGCTAGACCATTCGTGAAATGGAACCGCTGCTGTAGTTGATTTTTCTAGCGCCAATAACTCTTTCAGTGCTTTCAATCTTCTCTCTAATGGAAACATTTTTGAAGAAATTTTTCGTGACAATTGTTTCCACCGCCATTCAAATTGAAGTGCAGCCTGCCAACTCGGGAATCCTGAAACATGACATGCGCGTGTCCAAGTTTCACCTTTCAAGACTTTGATACTAGTTGCATGAGCACCTCCTTTGATTTCTTTGTTATGTTGACGAAGCCGATGATCTAAATCTACAGTAGCACCTACATAAGTTGCATTATCTGTAGAAATTAAAAGATATACATAACTTGGTTTGGACATGTTTATTATAGGTAATTATTTTTAGACTTTTTACACAATAAAAGGTTATTTATTTTATTTTAGTTACTAATTAACTAAAATAGAATAGAAAATAGAAAAAAAGCACCCTGTGAGAATCGAACTCACGATCTATACATTACAAGTGTATTGCTCTACCATTAAGCCAAGGATGCATGTAAGGATTTTTATTCCTTATAATTATAGTGATATAATTCTTTAAGTTGTTTAATTTAACATATTTATAAAATATCAATAACCAAATCATCTATAATAGGTGACAAATCTTTCAAATTTAAGGTTGTTTTATTTTTCAATAATTCGGTCATTTCAGACACCTTATCTTTGTACTCCATTAAAATAGNTTTGGCTTCATTGTAAGCTTCTACCACCAAACTTAATGTTTCGTTATCCATCATAATTTTGGTATTCTCAGAATATTTGGAACCTGTAGAAAGACTACGACCTAAAAATGGATT